ATACAAGGAAACGTTAGCAATCCCTCGGGTTTTCAAAACGTGTCCGCGCGCACCCGCAGTTAACCGATGTCGAAAACGAAATTATGACAAGCCGATGAACAAGAAAAGATTAGGGTATTTTTCATCCGTAGAGGCTCTGTGCAAAGCCTACAAAATAAATAAGGCTACGTTCGGGAAGTTTAAGGACAAGGCGGGATTTCCTACGAAGACACCGGACGGATGGCACGCCGAATCCGTTATCAAGTTCATTCGGGAAACTTCCACGAGTGCGGCGCAGAGTGCGAGTGAGGTCGTTCGGCTTCGGACTCGAAAGATGTTGGCGGAAATCAACTTGAAGGAATTGGAGTACAAGAAGAAATCGGATTCCATAATCGAGTTCGACCAGGTGCGTGTGCATCTCTCTCGATTGTGCGCTGAGTTCGATCGGATTCTAGTTCGGACGATAACGGAGGGCTCGGCGTTGTTAGCCGGGATGGATAAGGTGAACGCTCGGGCATTTCTGGAGAAGTGGTTTGATGAAGAGCGGGTGAAGCTGAAAGAATCGATTGTAGAATGGACAGACACGGACGACAACAATTCTTAGTTGAAGAAACTCTTTCGTTGTTAACGGAACCGGACAGGCGCCCGATATACGAGTGGGCCCGAGATCACGTTCGACTCACCGGGAACTATACCGTCACCGGATTCTTCAACGTTGACATCTCTCGTTTTATGATCGAGCCGTTCAACGCCCTCGGCTCCCATGGTGTGAGAACTGTAACGGTGGCTAAACCTGTGCAGAGCGGCGGATCTTTGATCGGGGACATCTGGTTAGCTTGGATCATAGCAAACGATCCAGGGCCGATGATGGTGAATCTCCAGACGGATGCGATCGCAAAGGATTACGCCGAGCTTAGGACCTGGCCCGTTCTGAAGAAGTGCAAGCCCGTTCGAGCCGTGACGCCGACTTCGATCTTTAAACAGAAAACACAGGAGTGCTACTTCAGCAATGGGATGGCGCTTTATATCCAGGGCCCATCGATAGCGAACCTCCAGACGAAGGGAATCCGCTACCAGGTCAACGATGAAATCTGGTTGTGGCCCGCTGGTCGATTGAAGGACGCCGTAGCTCGGACTTCTGCTTTTGAGGAGATGGAGATCAGCAAAGTCTATAACTGTGGACAGGGAGGCTGGGAGGGTGATGAATTCGATACTTCGATGAAATCTGGGGATTCGTGCGAGTGGACCGTTGCCTGTATGAAGTGCGGGAAATACGATCAGACGAAGTTCACCGGGATTCGTGATGATGGATCCAGGTTCGGGATTCGATTCGATAGACCGAAGGATTATAAGTCGATGAACCTGATCGATTACATTGGATCTACGATGGAGACGGTGCGCTATGAGTGTCGCTGTGGTCACGTCTCTGTGTGGTCTGATCGCCTGAAGACGGAGTGGAACCGAACGGGTCGATACGATATAACAAAACCGAATGCCCCGAAGTCCAGGCGCTCATTCCACTGGAATTCGATAGTGATACGGTCTCACAAGAAACTGGTTCATGAATTCCTGTTGGCGAAGGATGCGCTGAACGTCGGAAACGTCGATCCGATGGAACAGTTCGTCCAGAAGGAGCTTGCAGAGTCTTCGAGTGAGGCACAACTTTCGATAGAGTCGCCGATTCTGGCATCGAAGTATGTCCCGAACGAAGAGTGGCCCGAAGAGCAGGCACGCTTTATGTATATCGATACCCAGGTTGACGGCCTGAAGTGGGTCGTTGCTCGGGCCTGGTCGGATACGGAAGCTCGCTTTCTTTGCTTTCGAAAGTGTATCGGTTGGGAGGACTGTCGAGCGGTCCAGGAGGAGTTCCGGATTCCAGATCGGTCTGTCTTCGCCGATTACGGGCACGATCCACAATCGGTCGGTCATGCCTGTGCCGAGTTCGGGTGGTTCGCCACGAAGGGAACTGACCGCCATTCGTTCCCGTTCAGATCCAAGAAAACGAGGAAGCTGACTAATCGACTCTATTCGGAGGTGTCGAGTGAAACAGCCGGCCGCGGAACGAAGCACCAAGGGAGAATGCGAAAGTATCCGCTGATCAACCTGGCTACTAATGGCCTGAAGAATTTCCTGATGTATCTGAGAAAGTCGAAGACCTTCAAATGGTCTATTCCGCTTGAGTCAGATGACGATCTTGCTGAATACAAGAAGCAGTTGAACGCTGAGGTAAGGCGTCCAGACAAGTCGAAGAAGACTGGCAAGACGATCTGGATATGGAAACAGATCCGAAGAGACAACCACGCCTTAGACTGCGAAGTAGGGCTCCTTGTCGGCCCGATCGCCAGAAAGATACTACACTCCTCAACGGACGCTTCACCCGAAGACTCCCGCAAAGCCGCTGCAAAGACCTCTTGACAAGCATTCCTCAGAGTGGTATAGCGGGCCGATGGCGAATAGACCCCTGCGAGGTTATTCAATCGAGGAACTCAAAGCCGCTCTGAAGTTGGCACAAGAGGATCTTCTGGAAGGAAAAACCTTAGTATCGACTTCTGCGGGCGATGCTTCCGCCGGGATGCAGCTAGTCGCTGGAGCTACACCGGAGGCTCGCATTTCGAAGATCCTCAATGAGCTTTCCTATCTCGATTCAATCAACTACCCACCAACCCAATATCGGCGTCGGACTAGAACCGTTGCGTCATTCTCCTAACTATGGCAAAGAGATCAAAACTTGTTGACCAGTTCGGGAAGCCGATGGCATTTAACGGTAGCAAGGTGGGACAATTCAGTCAGCTCACGAATCGATACCGGAATGAGAACTATTTCCAGCAACGTGGTGCGGTCGACTTCGACAAGGCTCTAACAGCTGGCGGTTTCTTTAATATGCTGAGCGCCTCTCGATGGCTCTTTCAGAACTCTGGGTCAGTCTTCGGGGCTTTGCAAGAGCAGGCCAACTTCTCGTTTCCTATGACTCCGGTCTATACGGGGAAGGATAAGGAGTTCGGCGTTCTGGCTCTCGAATGGTTAGTTCAGTGGCACAAGATTAACAATGTCAGAGGGCCCGCCTTTGATCGATCAAACACCGAGCGGCTACGGATGCAAGCGATCAAGGTGGATGGAGATTTCGGAACGATTCTTGTTCGCAATCGTGGTGGCTATCCGATGGTTCAGCACGTTCGATCTCATAGAATTCACGACGGTAAAGACAACGGCGGGATCGTCGATGGAGGTCGATACGATGGCGCCAGACTCCATAACGGTATTATCATGAATCGAGATGGACGTGCAATCGCCTATCGAGTTCAAGTCGGAGAGGAACGGGAAGATACGGAGGACATATCTTCTCGGGATATGTTTCTGAGTTACCGCCCGATGTATTCCGATTCGAGTCGAGGTCTCACCCACCTCGTGACTTCAACCAAATCTTTCAGCGACATCTTTAGACTTCGAGAGTATGAGATGAGGGCCCAGCACGCTGCGGCTTCCGTCTCCTTGATCGAGAGGAATGATTCCGGTGGACCAGAGGACGAAGTTGCCGAGATCATTGGCGGTAACGATGCGGCCGGAGATCCAGGCGTGGCTGTCGAGCGAATGGAAGGCGGGATGATTCGATATTTCAGATCGAACAGCGGAGGCGGCTTGGAAGCATTCGAAAGTAATCGTCCGTCCGTTTCCAGTATGGATTTCGAAGCTCGAATCATGACCGAGGCGTTCTTCGGTATGGAGTGGGACCCCAGCCTCAGCCTCAGGCTCCAGGAGCCAGGCGGTGCACTCGCCAGAGCCGTCATCCAGAAGATTCGTCGAAGTATACAGAACATCCAGAAAGTCGAAGTAAAAGCAGCTTTCAGAGAGGATCTGCATGGACTGGCCAACGCTATTAGAATCGGCGCACTCCCGCAACCATCTGACGGCAATATCTTTTCCTGGAAATACAATCCTCCGAAACTGATCTCGGTCGATACCGGTAATGATGAAAAGCTAAAGCACGAATCATACAAGCTGGGCCTGACGACACGCGCTGAGATCGCATCGCAGAATGGTAGAGACTGGTCTGAAGACTTAGCGCAGAGAGAGACAGAATCCAGAGAACTTCTGGAAGTCGCAGACCGGATCAAGAAAGACTTTTCAATATCGCTCGAAGCCGCTATTGGCCTGATCGAGCAACGGACACCGAATCCTGCGCCTATAGTCGAGATGAATGGTGATGGGGACTTGATGGATGAGAACGGCGATCCCGTCCCCGTCAGTCCAGAGGGTGCGATCCTTAACGAAGATGGCGGCGAGTCGACCGATATAGATCCTACTGTAGAGCTGAAGGCTGAAGCGGACACATATGGAATTCTTGTCCGTGCCGGCGCCGTAACCCCACAGATCGATGACGAGAGTCACTTCCGAACGAAAGCGGGCCTGCCTGGGATTTCGGCAAAGGCGTCTGAAGCGTGGGGTATCGAGAACGATGTCAGACGTCCGATCACTATAGCACCTGTGCCTGATTCGACTTTGAAAGCAGAAGATAATACGGAACCACAAGGCAATACCGACGAAGTTGTCGAAGACGAAACGAAAGAAGAGGACGAATCATGAGATATGCCCACATCATAGAACAGCTTTATACTAAGCCGTGGTTGATTACGGCGGGCTCTCACAAGGCGATCAGAGATCTGATCACGAATCGACTTAAGAACACGCATATACAGCGAGACGGCGAAGGGCCTTGTGGCGAACAGGTGGAGCTTGAATCGATGGCTATTGAGGAAGGCATCGCACATATTCCAATTTCAGGTATCATCGGAACTCGGTTGACGGGATTCGAGAAAGGTAGCGGAGCGGTCGACACAAACGACATTCACCGTGAACTTCTCGAAGCAGAAGACAACCCGGAAGTGGATGCCATCTTATTCGATATCGACAGCCCTGGCGGGATGGTTACCGGGACACCGGAACTCGCAGATCGTATTCGATCGATTCAGAAACCTATCTTTGCTTTTACGGCGTCTGGGGCTCAGTCTGCGGCCTACTGGATTGCAAGCGCCACTGATGGAATCTTTACAACCCGGTCCGCTGAAGTCGGATCCATCGGGGTCTATCAACCCTTCTTTGATGAGTCGGTCGCCTACGAACAGGCTGGAGTAAAGGTGGACATCATAAAAGCTGGACGACTTAAGGCCGCCGGGTTTCCCGGCACAAGCCTGTCCGATGCCCAACGTGCCCAGAAGCAGTCTGAAGTCGATTCTATACACGAAGACTTTAAAACAGCCGTTAGGGAGAAGCGGAGCGTAAATTCGGACGATATGCAGGGTCAGTCGTTCATGGCAGAGAAAGCACTTTCAAGAGGATTGATTGATGAGATCGTAATAGACAAATCGGCGGCAGTTCGCCAAATCCAAAACACAACAATGAAAATAAGTGAAATCCTAGGGATGGCGGATACAGAAAAGACAGCCGCTATCGAGAAAACGAAAACGCTCCTTGCGGAGAATACCGCTCTGAGGGCTCAACTGGAATCTGCGAACCTCGATGTTTCGTCCGCTCAGGGTGAAACTCAAAAGGTGGCTGACGCATCAAAGACGGTTATCGAAACTTCGGTCACCAATGTCATCGATGAAGCCAACAAGCAGATAAACGTGATCAAAGAGTCCGCTGAAAAGCAGATCTCCGAGATGAAGAAGACCGTCGAAGAGACTCTTGCATCCGTTGATAAACAAGCGGGCCGGAAGTCTACAGCCGCTCTTGCTTCAGTTGGTCTTGAGTCGTCTGTTACTGAGCCTTCAACCGAGAGTGATAGCGGAAGTCTTCGTACTCAGTTGGATGCAATCCAGGATCCAAATACCCGGACTGCTTTCTATCGCAAGAATAAGATGGCGATCGTAAAAGAAAGCAAGATGCGCCAAGTCTAATCGACGTTTTGACAATCAATCCCAACATTAAAATTATAATATAATGGCTAATACAATCACAGGAGTTAATGACGAAGTTGTCTCTCAGGCGGCACTCGAACAGTTCACGGCCTTACTGGCCCCACTATCGGCTTTCTCAACGGACTTTTCCGGAGACGCCGCCGCACCCGGTGACACGATCAAGGTTCCGGTTGTGGAGAACCAGACCGCGATTCCGTTTGCAGGGAATTATGAAACCGGAGATGCCGATGCCACTGGTATATCGGTTCTTTTGGATAAGCATGATTTCAAATCTAATGGTGTTACTGACACTGAGTTTCACAATTCGAGTTTCGTTCAGGCGGAACGGTTCGGATTCCAGGCCGGAGCCGCTGTCGCTAAGCTGGTGAGTAATACGATTCTGGCTGTTGTTACTGCTGCGAATTTCGGAACCGCTGGATTCACGGGAGTTGCTTCGACTTTCACCGGAGATGATGTTGTCGATCTGAGAACGGCGTTGACGAATAAGCTCGCAGGCGATCCTCGGAACCTCGTTCTGGGCCCTGATTACTTCGGCGCTCTTCTGAAAGATACTGGCATCAATCATGCTGACGCTTTCGGTGGATCTGAAGCAGTTCGAGCCGCAATGATTCCCGGACTCTATGGATTCCAGAACGTAATCGAAGCGACTCAGATTCCAGCCAACGCTGAGAACTTGGTTGGGTTTGCTGCTCACCCCGCCTCCATCGCTGTAGCAATGCGCTATCTGTCTCCTCAGCAAGACGCTGCCGCTGAGTATCTCGACACTCGACAGGTGACGGATCCAGGCACAGGGATCACCCTCGGTTATCGCCGTTGGTATTCCACCGTAAACGGTAAGATGTGGATCACGCTCGAAGCCAACTACGGGTTTGTGGTTACCGGCATCGACGGAATCTCCAGAATCGTTTCCGTATAAGCTTTTGCTATTGAGAAATGAGTTGGCCTAAGTAAGCGGATAACCATTTAAAAGAATTATGAGAACAGCAATGTTGATAGGGCAGAAGTCTAACGGCGGCCCATGGAATTCCCTGGGACCGCTGAACGATAGATCCGACAAAGCCAGAGAGAGGTATCGGAAGATGCTTCACGATGCCGGTAGATTTGAAGGGGTATTCTATCCCGCAATTAAATACTGCGCTGATGGAGCCCGGTGGCAGAATAGGAAATTTAAAACGCCCGACAATGTAATCGCATCTGAGAAGGTTGTAGTCCCTTCTGCCAACCAAAAAGATAAGAAAAAGTCAGCTAAAAAGTGAGTCTGACAAGAACGGTCTCCGGCTTTGAGATCGATCGGGGACTTCTTAAAACTTAACTTAGAATATAAACCCATGGCACAACAAGTAATCAATATAGGTCTGGCTCCCAACGACGGAACCGGCGATGCGAATCGTCAGGCATTCGACAAGACCAACCAGAACTTTACAGAACTCTACTCTAAGGATTCTGTCCAGGACGGTCGACTCATCCAGAACGAATCTGACATCGGGGATAATGCGACCAATATCGGAACTAATGATACCGACATTGCGACTTTGCAGGGTGATCGCCGGTTGATTGCAGACTCCTATGATGAGGGGGAAGTAGACGAACGGCAGATTTCCAAGGTTCCGCGAAACGGGCTGAGATTCGATAGCGTCGCGGATAAGGTGAGCGTGGCGGATAATGCCTTGTTCAGTTTTGGGGATGGAACGGACGACTCTGCTTTTTCGATTACTGCGGTTATTAAGCTTAATGATGCGATGAGTAATACAATTATCAGCAAAGCGGCGGCGGGGGGCTATGAGTGGAGATTTACAGTCAACTCATCGAGAAAGCTTGAGCTTATACTTTCTAATTCGGCGGACCAGAATATTTACAGTCAAATGTACAGTGATGACACAATGACATCCTACGATGGACAGGTCATACAAGTTGCTGCGACCTATGACGGGTCAGGGACTAACGCCGCTAATGGAATGGTACTCTACATCAACGGAATCGCGATTTCTACGACTGCTGTAAACAACGGGGGAGGCACTTACGTCGCGATGGATAACCTGACAGCCACGTTGGATGTCGGTGTATATAACGTCACCTCTTTCCCATTCGACGGCGACATATACAGTTGCACATTATACAACCGTGAACTAACCGAGGCGCAGGTTCTCGCCCTGGCAACATCAGGGAACAGGACGACATTTGCCGATCAGGTGCTTGCCGATGCAAACAACGTCTACACGAGTGATTTTTCGGCGGGTGCTGATGGATGGACGGGCATTAACTTAACCGTCGCGGGAAACATAGACTCAATTGGAGGACAGGATGACACCGTCCGAGGCACATTGGCCTCTGGCTCTACAAGTCACTATTTTCGTTCTATTTCCGTTTCGATGCCGTCATTAATTTTCGGAAAATCTTACCGAATTTCCTTCTCCTACTATATTCCAAGCTCAAATTCCGCTGTGGATTCTATATCGATCAGGACTGGTGTTGGCAATGAGGTGCTGGGTTATGCGGACACCGTTGATGCCTGGACCACTTTTGAAATAGAAACAACATGGTCCGATTCCTACACCGATTACTTCAATGTTTTTGCGACTGATGCCGGGGTGACCACAGTCAACGCAGACAATGACGTTTTCTACCTCCGCGCCGTAACTGTTGAGGAAATCGGTGCAGTATGGGAAGGCGATTTTGAGCGAGGCACGGGAGGACAACTTGCCGATCAATCTGAT